TGATTTAGCTTATATACTTTTGTTGCCATATTTACCTTATTAAGTAATAAAGGCAAGCGAGGTCTTACCCCCGCTTACCTGTTTGGTTTAGATTGCACTGGTATAGCCGGTATACTCAGTCCAAGCTTTATTTGTGTACTGCCATGCAGTTCCTGCCTCGTACTTGATTTCCTGCTCTGTACCCTCGTTTACAATGTAGTCAGCTGTCAGGGCAACGACAGTTCCCTCTGCCGGATTGCTTGGCAGCTTGGCTGCAGATACGATATTGGTACGGCTCTCGCTCTCAGGCAGACCGAAGATAATATCACTCGGACCTACGATGATGGAGTTGTAGCCACGCAGTGCCAAGCAGTCAGCCTCCTGCCAGATGGTACGCTTTGCCTCGCGAATCTCACCTGCACCCTTCGACATGTCATTGGTCTGCTCCTTCTCGCCAATCTTGACGTAGCGGGTAGCACCCTGCAGGTCGAGGATAACGCAGCACTCATCCATACCGATGGCATCAAGACCCTGGTCGTAAGTGAAGTCGGTGGTGCCGAATGTAGTCTTCAGACGCTTGAAGTCGATATCGAGATCGCGCACATCCTCCATCTTCACGATACGCTTGTTGTCGCCCATATCGAGGTTGAGCAGCCACTGCATGAATGTGCTACCGCAGAAAGCATAGGAGTGGTCGTTCTGTGAGAATGTGGTGTGCTCCAGCTTTGACATTGCGATAAGGTCAGCCAGTGTGATATGACCACGCTCTACAGAGTAAGCATTTGTCACCTGCCACAGGACACCCTTCATTGAGAATCCATCCTCAACACTCTGGTCACCATTGACAAGACTGATGCGGGTGTTAGTACCAAGCCAGTACGAACGCTCTGCACGGCGCTTGAAGTTGCGGAGGGCATTTGCCTTTACGTCCTTCACCTTCCAAGGAATCTTCTTCTTTGCCTTCTCGTAGTCCATAGTCCATACGATATTCAGCAGTCGCTTCTGTACGAAGAACTCTTCATATCGTGGGTTGAAGTTCTCAGGAGTGATAAGCAGCTGGCTCTCACTTGCGATGGAAGAACCAGCGCAGAGATATGTGCCGGCAGGGATGGCAGGACATGAACGTGCATCATAGCCACCCTCCGGGCTCTCGCCTTCCTTCAATGGACCATTTGTTGCGACACAGGTAGCAACCTTGTTGTTTGCGTCATAGTCAACGACAAACAGCTGCAGGCAGTTCTCCTTCTCTGTTGCAGAGTCGTGCTTGTAACCTGCAATCATTGGGGCAAAGATTGTAGTGCCCTTATAGAACGACTGAATAGAGCCCTTGAAGTTTGAAGGCTTAATCTCAATCTGGTCGGCAGCTGCAATATCAGCGATAGTACGTCCGTCCAAGGTGTCACCACCCATGCGTGCATGCTTTACTGACCAGTTGCTGATGTGGACTGTGCGTGCCATCTTGCGTGATAGCGAATAAAGCGGTGTGTCCCACGGCTGAAAGGTGGTGATACCTCTATCCCACTCATCATCGATGTTACCCTCCTGACGCTGCTGCGAGGTAGACATCTGTGTGCCGTTGACCGTCTCTCCCACTGTCTGGTCACCGGGTACGTGCAGGTCGTTCTTTGTCGGGTCTGCGGGGTCTCCGGGATCGTCAGAGGCGCGAGGTGTAGGGCCTTCGTCACCGATTGGGGCATCATTAACTACAGGGGCATCGGCTGCCATTGCGCCGCCGCCGCTGATAACTGCGAGTACGCACAGAATACAGCTGAGTACTCGCCACATGGAAATGTTCTTTAAATGTTTCATCTTGTTAGGATTTTTATGATAATTCACTCTAATGGTAGTCCTTTAGGTCGTCCCACACACCTTCTCTTTTCTGAGGTCGTGAGGCTCGCTGCCCCTGTCCCTGCGAGAATGATGGTGGTACATTGTCAGTATTACCGAAATTCTTCACCTTATTATTGAACTTCTCGTTACGTGCCTGCAGAGCGGCTTCCTCACGGGCATTGGCTATGTCCTGGTCATAGTTCATGGAGTGCATAAGAGCTACCCACGTGTCCTTAGACACCTCTCCTGCAAATGCAGGGAGGAAAACCTCGTCCCAGAAATGCTCAAACATACGGTTCTTCTGCTCGTCGCTAAGTCCAAACTCCTGCTGTACGGCATCGAGTGCTTCGACGCTCTTTGCGATAGCTGCATCCTTTGCCTGTTCAGCCGCCTCTCCGTCAGCCTGCTTCTGAGTCCACCCATCAAAGGCATCAGTCACCTTTTGCATCACTTCGGGGTCGTCGAGGGCAGCCTTTATGTCGATACCATTCTTTGCCATCCATACCAGGGGATTCTCCTCACCGTCCATGAGCATTGCCCCAATCCAGCGATGCTTATCGAGAATGCCGGAGAGTTTCTTTCCCGAATCCCTCATGCTGCGGTATCTCTCACGCTCATCAGCCATACGCCCGTAACGGCTCTCCTTGTCCTCAAAGTCAATATCGGGATTATCTTCTCCGAACATGGCAGCATATCTGTCACGGTTCGGTCTTGGTGCAGGTTGAGCTGCTGGCGGTGTCTGTGCCATTACTTCCTCCTGCTCTTCTGGTTTTTTCTTTGCTTCTGCCATATATGATAAAAGAAATTTCTTGGCGCAAATATAATTAATCGCTTTTGGCACTTTGCCGACCAGCGAAAACCGCTGCCACCACCCTTCCCTTCATCAAGCCCTTTTCGCTAATCAGCAAATACAGGCTCTTCAAATCTTATCTTTGCCCGCATAAAAAGTAGTAATCGGAATGGCAAAGTTACTGACACTCTCACAAGCAAGTCCCAAGAAACTGCACGATTCTGTGCGTGACCGCAGGAGAAGAACGCTCAACAACAGTCTCTCCCGCCACCCGCGCAGGCATGTTGACCTCGAACTATACCGCAGGTGCGAGCAGGCTTGGAATAACGGTGAGGATATACGCAAGAACTATGAGCGTGTACGAAACTACGTCTTCGACGATCAGTGGGGTGATGTTATCTACTGGCGCAATGGCGAGATAACTGAGCGCGAGTATATTCAGCGCAAGGGTAATGTACCGCTTCAGAACAACATAATGATTTCTATCCAGAACTCCGTTGTGGGCCTCTTTACCAAGCAGGCTGGCGAGCCGAACTGCTTTGCTGTGAGAAAGGACGGGCAATGGCTCTCTGACATGATGAGTGCCACCATGCAGCAGAACTGGCAGAAGACGCAGATGCTCAGCATGCTTAAGAAGGCTTTCGGTGAATATCTTGACGGAGGTGTGGCAATCGCCCGTGAGACAATCAAGGAGAAGGAAGGTCACAGGTATGCATGGACTGACCAAATAGGACTTAACTATGCCTTTTGGGAGTCGGGTGACGATGTGCGAACATCAGACCTGCGTCTTATCGGAGTGCTACACGACGCATCACCAGGAGAGCTGTATAACACTTTCTGCAACAAGCAATACGGGTGGACTGTAGAGGAAATCAACGACATCTTCGAGATAGAGAATACTGACAGTCACCGTTACTACCGCTCTTCGGGTGTTCAGCACAACGACAAGAACAAGCTTGATTACGTCTCTTTTGACAAACCTTCCGATGAGACTCTTTGCCGACTGATTGAGGTGTGGTCAAAGGAGACCAAGACCCGCTACCATTGCTATGATCCACTCGGCAACAGTGCCGACGAGATGGAGTATCGTGTGGAGGTCGGCGATATATGGCATGTACAGCAGGAGAATCAACTTCGCATTCAGCAGTATAAGCAAGTCGGTGTTCCCGAAGAGGAATGGGCACTTATCGAATACGAGCTGAAAGAGGATGAATACTGGTTCTATACCTACATGGCTCCCGACGGAACGGTAATAGCCAGTGGAGAGACACCTTATGAGTTTAACAGTCACCCTTTCTCCATAAGCTTCTATCCCTATGTCAATGGCGAAGTGCATCCGTTCATGGGATTCATCATCGACCAGCAGCGATACATCAACCGCCTTATCATCATGCACGACATGGCGGCTCGCTCTGCTGCAAAGGGACTTACGGTTTTCCCAATAGAGAATATCCCCGACGGCATGACAAAGGAAGACATAGCCGAGGAAATGACAGAGTACGACGGACTGCTCTTCATACAGACCAACAAGCTCAATCCGAACTTGCGCCCGGAGGTCATTACGACAAGTGCCGTGCAGCTCGGCACTCAGGAGATTCTGCAGATGGAGCTCAACCTTGCCCGCGATATCACCAACGTCAGCGGTGCATTGCAGGGTAAGACACCATCGGCAGGAACGTCGGCAGCACGCTACGCACAGGAGACGCAGAACGCCACCACCTCACTTGAAGCCCTCATGCATGACTTTACTACTTTCACGGAGGCTATTGCCCAGAAGAAGTGCATGATGATTAAGCAGTACTATCGTGATGGCAGGCTGGTGTGGAACAAGGATAGAACTCACCTTATCGAATACAAGAACCTCTCTGCTATCGACGTTGACTTCATGGTTAACATCAAGGAGAGTGCCGCCACGGCCGCTTATCGCACGTACATCAATGACCAGGCAATGAAGCTCCTCGAACTTGGTGTTATCGGTGTGGAAGACTATCTGGCAGTCACTAACCTCCCATTCAATGATGAACTTCTGGAGATTATCGAGCGCCGCAAGGCTCAGGAGATGGCAATACAGCAGCAGCTTGCAGCCAATCCTGCAGACCAGCAGGCAGTCAACGCAGCACAGCAAATGTTACATGCAGCATAGAATATGGCACAGATACAAATATCGGGACAGACACTTAAGAGCAGCATCAAGCGCCACCTCTCCATCATCGGAAAGAGACTCTACTCGAAGGACGGAAAGAATATGTTCTCCGACATAACCCTCTCATCGGCAGAGGAAGGAGAGATACTAAGTCAGTATATCAAGACGTCGGCACACGACATAGAATCAGTACTGAAACAGCTTATTACTCAATCAACAGTAGCCTCAGACATCACTATTAGCATAGAGAACAAGCGTGGTGATGCGGACTTCAATACTCGCGTGACCGACATGATAGCTATGTACATCGTGCTCAACTCCGTAGGAGAATACCTCTCAATGATGCATCCCGACATTGCACAGAAGTATCACCGTGACGCACAGCAGCGGATAGAATCGCTCGTTGCCTACGTGTTCTACAAGAAACCGCCCACGGAAGCCAGTGCCGACCCACTAACATACGACAGTAACAGTTAAAAGAATTATAGAATATGGCAAAAACACTAACACTTTCTCTTGACCGAGCCCTCATCATCGAGGGTGTCAAGGCAGACACGTACATAACCGGCGAGATAGACAAGAGTGCCGACGCAGTGAAGAATGCTGCACTGGCATACAACGAGCAGGCAGGCGATGACAACTACCATGAGCGCAAGCTTATGAGGACTTTGCGCAGTGCCGTAGCCAAGTTTGAGGCACACCTTGCCGAGTTTGTAGACACCTCAGCCGAAAACTCTATCTCCAACACTCTCTCGCAGACAAGCGACCAGCAGACAGCCTTTACCATCACTGTGAAGGTGTCAGACAGATACAACGCAGGACTGGCAGAGCCTATGTCGGCACTGGCTATGGAGTACATGATTAACATGATGCTCTATTCATGGTGGCAGTCCATCAAGCCTGCTTTGGCAAAGGACTATGTAAACTTTGCCCAGGAGTCGCTTACCTCCATCCGTCTGTGTCTGGCAAAGACAGCCCCGACAGCAGCAGCAGGTGACTATAAAGACGTAACAGGTACTATATCATGAACCAGACCATTACACTCACTCTCGTCAAGTCGCTCATCATCGAGTCTGTAAAGAACGAGACCTTCCTGCGCGGACAGGTGGAGAAGGCATCAGACCAGAAGCTCATCACCGAAGCCTACCATGAGCAGGCAGGTGACGAGACATATCAGGAACGGCTTCTGCAGCGAGGACTGCAGACAAACCTTGCCGACCTGCTAACATATTTCTCCGACTACCTATCCTCAACAGGACAGTCATCGGGCGACAATATTATTGACACAGAAGAGGCTGGTGACAATATCGTTATCCACCTCTCTGTCTCTGACCGCTTCAACACCGGCTACACCAGTCCCCTTGCCAAACTCTCTGCCAAGTACATCGAGGAGGCGATGCTTATGGATTGGTGGAAACCCATCAACGAGAAGCAAAGCGCACTCTATGCGCAATTCGTGGAACGTGACCTAACAGCTATTAAACGATGTTTCAACAAGACCGCTCCCATAGCCCCTTCCTACAAATACCCCACAGCATTAGATGTAACTGGCTCTGCAATAGACATAGGTGTTGGCGAAGAGCATACCGTCACCTACGAAATCTCGGATGGCGCTATCGACGATATTGAGATACGAATCGAGGACACCTACATCTGTGGAGCGGGACGCACCTCTGAGGGATTCACTATAATAGGCAGACAGCTCGGACATACCTATGTGCAGCTCTACTCACGTCACAATGAGCAGCTTACCCACACTATCCATGTCTACGTAACAGACCAGTCTTAATATATAAATAAGGTATATGGATATTCTTCACAGTAAAGACCAAGGTGGGTACAAGCCCATTGACATGCGCCGTGGAAGACCGCAGCCTAACGACAACTGGCCTTACCGCAACCATCCTACAACTCCACATGACCGTGAATATGGTGTCAAGAATCCGAAGTTTGAGCGCCACATGTTCATCGGCCGTGATGATATATTCTTTGATATAAATGCTCAGGTGCAGATGGTGGCGGAGGCTCGTCAGAAACCTGACAACACCATAGACAACACATTGGTAGAAGGTGTGGAGAAATTCCGTCCGATGTTCTACAGATGGATTGACAGGTATATTGGCAAGGCAAAGACTATTATGTCGGCATTCGTGCTCGAACAGTTCCGTGAGACAGCAATAAACTCCATCAAGGACAATGAAGAGGTTGATATCACCCTCCTTGTGCCACAGTGGTATGACGATACGACATATCAGCAGCTCTGCAATGCGGTCCACGACTACGTAGTGACGGGAGTGCTCTATGAGTATTTCAGCCTTAAGCTGACGTCGAAAGACCCCGTGACTGCCGACAAGAACGAGGCTCTGGCTTTCGGAGAGTCAGAGATACGCAAGCTGGCAAATGCCTCCAAGCCGGGAACAATCAAAAAGAAATATAAGCCGTTCGGATGAATCGCATAATTGGTTTTAAGTTAGTAGTTAGTTTGGTTTTGGTGGGGTCGTATTTCCTTTTCCCGAAGTACGGCTTCACTTTTCATGGAGCTATGGTAAACCATCTCCTTTATCCCTTTTCACATGCCAACGTCTGGCACTTAGCCGCCAACATTCTATGTCTTTGGATGCTACAGTGCCCTCTACATATATCCACTACTTTTGTCTGCGCAGTACTCTGCTCCTTCCTGCCGTGCTTCGTGTCAGAGCCTACGATGGGATTCAGCGGAGTACTCTTTGCGATGGTAGGCATCTCATGGGGGAAGATTCATCATTTCCGTGACATGATTTGGAAGAACAAGTGGTATCTCATCATACCACCCTTCCTGCCCCACATGAATTTCATGATTCACTTCTACTGTCTTATCGCAGGCTATATCTGCGGTTCGCTCTATCAGACATATAAAGATAAACGATGCGTCAGGAAATCCGAGAACTCATAAACGAGAACCATAACCGCAGACAGGTTATCTACGGACCCTATGACCAGCTTACGGGCATAGGCTGCTACGGTTTCAAGGAAGGACTGCGCACACACGTCAGCATCCCCGACTTCATCATTGGCGACCAGGCGATAACTGACATGTGGGTACATAAGGAAACACTCGAAACGGCTATCTGGTACAACGTTCTGCAGTATGGCTCCATTCAGAAGTTTGTTGAGAATCACTTGCACAGAGATTTCGATGATGATTACCATTTTGAGATTATAACGGCTCTTTTGCAGGCTCGTGCCTATGATGATCCCGAACTGGCTTTCATTATCTGCGACAAGATAGTACATAAGCTGACGGGTAGCCTCACTCCATTTACCCCTCGCTATGCTCAGCGCGTGTTACTCGCTCTTCTTGAAGGTCTGCGCCGTGCCGGTGTGCCTATCCTTGTCGTTCTGCTGAAAGCGCGTCAGTGGGGTGGCTCTACCCTAACCCAGATGTATATCAAGTGGATGCAGGAGTACCGTCACCCTGACGGATGGAATGCAGCAATCGTGGCACAGGCGGACTCAACAGCCAAGAAAATCAAAGCCATGTACCGAAAAGCCGTGGAGTCACAACCGGGATGGACGATAGGTATGCCTGGAGCGAAGCTTGAAATGTCGCCTTATGAG